TGGCCGCCGATAACGCCGAGACGGTGGCCGTACCGGACGCCGATCCGCTCGATTCGAGAATTGAAGGGCCGCCCGTTACGGGATCAAGTTCGCGATCGAACCAACCCGCGGCCGATAGCGTCGCGCCGAACCAGCCGATCGGCTGCGGCCCGTTGCCATAGAACCAGCCGAGCGGCGCGGCCATGTTACGAAACTGCGGCGTAAATCGAAGCCGTGCCGCCGGTGATCGCTGCGGCAGGGTTCGGAAGCGTGGTCGTCAAGCCCGTTGACGAGTTTCCGTGGAGCGTCGGCGTAGCTGCCGCAAGTTGGCCGCCTGTCTTCGACGTGCCGCCCTTGATTGTTGCGATCGTGGTCGCAGCCTGCATCACGCCGATGTAATAAAGGCCTGAAGTCGGCACACGGTAAGGCGTCGTCATCGCCAGCGTTTTGACTGAGTTCGCGGCCCAAGCATTAGCGCCGTCGTTCGCCGATTGCGCGAGCAGGTTTCGATTCTTATCGTAAAGCGCGAAGAAACGGTTTGTCGGTGTCGCCGCGGCCGTGGTCGCCGACCATATCGTGATATTAGCGACGAGCGTTCCGGCCCTGAGATAGATCGCCTGAAGGAACAGCGTTCCGCTTGCGCCGGCCGTGGTGTTCACTTCTTGGCATAGGTGGCGCGGAATTGTTTCGGCAATCGTGCCCGTCTGCCCTAAATTGGCATCTGGCGGCGGTGAGTATGCGTAGGGCGCCCCTTGCGCGTCGTGATGCTGCCACGCGCCGGCCTCAGAGTAGGTCAGATTCTCGCCCGGTAGCAGCGTCACCCCCATGATGTCACTCGCGACCGTTCCGTCGGTGTGCAGAACCGTAACCTGAGTCGAAGCGGATGCGTGCGTGTTCGTGATGCAAATACCGCGGACGTTTCGCTGAACACCAGCCCCCGGCGCCCCGACAACATCCGTCGTCGTTGCGGTGGTGATCGCCGCCGTGTTCGTCCGCCCCGGCGTGATCGTTCCGCTTGCGTTATCCACGAATGACGCATGGACTTCGACGGACGAAGCCGAGCCCGTCACCACTTGGATTTTGTCGCTCGTCGAAGTGAGTAGAAGCATCGAATCAGTCCTCGGTGACGCGCGTCCCGGCCTTCAGGCGCGGGATCGTGCCGATCGCGATCGCGATCGGCTGCGGCGTGGTGAACGTGGGGTCCATGAGTTGCCCGGAATAGAGCAGTTTCCCGGCACCGCTCGACGCCGTGCCGATGCCGTAATAGGTCGCCGGCGATCCGGGCGATGCGGTGCATTCGCCGAAATCGTTATCGGCCGCAGTTGATGCGACGTTGCCGGCGACGTTGAACCCGGCACCGCGCGCGACGGCTTTCCGCGCGTAGCCGGTGTAGGCGACCTCGCTCGTCGCTTGCGTCGCTGCATCGCCGGGGTCGGCCGTGTGCAATGACAGGTACAGGCTCCCCGCAGCCGCGGACGGCTGAAGCCCCGACGCATCGCCGATACCGGCGAGCGCGGTGTTTTTGAATAGCAGATTCAGGAGATCGGTTTCGAACGTGTCGGATTTGCCGGCCATTGCTTATTCCTCGGCGGTTGGCGTTTCGGTGATAACGGCGGACATGGTGCCGTCGTCTTTTCTTTCGGCGGTGATGGTCTTTGTGACTGCGAAACTTTCGCGGCCCGCGATGGTTTCGGTGATCGTGCCGGACATGCTTCCGGTGATCGGGTCGCGCTTCGCGACCACGGTTTTCTGTGTCGCCTTGCCGCCGGGTGAAGCGTCGATATTCGCGTGAACGGTGGTCGGCCCGACTTCGACGAATAGATCGGGCTGGCGTAGCTCGATCGGCGGGAGCGTGACGTTCAGGATAAAAGGCGGCGCGGCTTTTTCTTTCGTCGCTTTCGTTTCGTCGTCACTTGGCGCCGGTAGTGCCGGTGTTGGTTTCGTTGCGACACCGGGCTTCGGCGGGATCGGCTTCCCGTCCGGCCCGACTTCCGGCTCGATCGGCAGTCCGGTTTCGGGATCGATCTCGCCGGCGATCGGCGGGGGCTCTTCTGGCAACGGATCGCGGCCCATGCGTTGACGCACTTCGTCTTTCAACAAAATGCCCGCGTTCACGTAAGCGACATCGATGTCGGCCTGAGTCTTCGGATCGACCGATTCGTCGGTGATCCACTTGAACCGAAGATCGTCGCGCTTCCAATGGCGGCGGATCATCGTTTCGATGATGCCGGCGACCCATTTCTGAAGCGGCGCGAGCCCTTCGGTCAATGCTTGGTCGCGATTGGTTTCGGCGACGGCGCGATTCACTTGCGCGACGAACGGCGTCGCCTCAAGCGAGAACGCATACATGACGACGCGCGCGATCCATTCGTCGAACACGGACTTTTCCGGCGGCTGTTTCGTTTCCTTGTATCCCTTCGCCATGTCACCGGGAACGAAGCGCATGCGGCGTTTGTTCGTCGGGTCGCCGGTTAGCAGCGCGTCCCAATAGGTCTGGAACGCTTTGATCTGATCGACCGTCCAGCCTTCCGGCACGCCGCAAAGCGCGTCGGGAATCGTGCCGGCCGTGAAATAGTCGAGCATCCCAAGGGATCGCCGGATGCCGATGTTTATGATCATGACGATTTGTTCCACGGGGCTGAACCCGTAGAACTTGTGCGCGCGTGGATTGCGCGGGCGGTAGAGCAATTCCTCGACGGTGTAATTCGTCGCCGGGACGCCTTTCAAAATCTGCTGATAGGCGGGCAAGGGCGGGATCGGTGTCCGTCCTGTTGAATCGACAACGCGCTTGATCGTCGCGCCGTCGATCAGTTCGAGCGCGTAGAGTTTCCCGCCGTTGGTCATGCGCGAATAGATGGACGCGGCATCGATGACGAGCATTTCCTCGACCAGCATCCGAAGCCATTGGTCCCAATCGTGCTCGCGGTCTGGCGACTGTAAAAACGTCTCGATCTCGCGACAGGTGTCGTCGGGTTTCTTGCCGTCTTCTTTGAACACGACAGCGAACCCGAACTTGCAAAGCTGATCTTTGCGCGTCTCGATCGCGAGCCGTGTCAGTTCGTGATGATCGGCCAGCGCGCGCAGTTGTGCGAAGCTAATCGGTTCGTTCGCGCGCGGCGTGTTCGTCATGTTGACGCCGACGGGGTAATCGAACGCGCGCCCCGCTTCGGCGACCGGCGCCATAGGCTGCATCGGCTGGCCGGGTCCGAACCATCCCTGCATCGATTCCAATGCGCCCGCGACGCGCGCGGAAATCGCCGACAGGTCGAACACGCTCGCCGCTCCCGCTGCCCGGTCTTTCATTGCGCATTGCCCCCGTTGGCCGCCGCGAGCTTCGCAGCTTCAGCCGCATAGAAGTCTAGCAGACCCGTTCCGTCGGGTTCCATAAGGGCGGTGATCGCCCAGACGAGCGCATCCATCCGGTCGGGGGACCGCTCCGGGTCGCGATCGACGGTGGGGTCGAAGTCGGTCATCTGCGTTTCGAGGCTGGCGAAAAAGCCGACGTGGTGAACCCGGCCCTGTTCGTACAGGGCGGCCACGGGCTCGGCGCGGATTGCCTTCCCGCGGGTCGCCCGGACGGCGGTGTATGGAATGTTCGGGTCGGCGGTGCGGACGGCCATTTCGACGAGATCACCGCCTTGATTGACCTCGGCGACCACGCGATCGGCCATGTGCAGGCGGAAGGCGTCGCGCACCGCGGCGGCCCATTCGTGGGGCTTTGCCGACAGCGAGTGATCGCCGAAGACGTAAAAGTGATCCCCGCAGCGGGCGACGACGACGATACCCGTCTCATTCGACGAAGCGTTCGAGGAAACGGCAGGATCGACGCCGACGACGATGCGATTGAACGACAGGCCGAGGATCGACTCGCGCCCCACGCGGTCGCGCTCGATCGTGGCGCGCTGAAATAGCGCGTTCGGGTTGTCGTCGAGGATGTTCGCGTAGAGTTCCTGCAGGCCAACGCGGGTGCCTTCGTATTTCCGCCGGAACGTTCGCAGCGCTGAAGCCGCCAGATTCGCGGCGTTGTCGAAGGTCGAGCCGCGCGTTAGGACGAAATCGGGGTCGGCGACGAGCGCTCGAACCATCGGCGTCGGCTTGGGCGTCGAGGTGACGAACTTCAGCGGTTTGTTCCCAAGGCGAAGCCCGAACGTCGCGTTGTCCCATGCTTCCATTGCGTAGCGCCACGCGGCGAACTCGTCGGCCCATATCACGTCGTATTGCGGGCCGCGCAGGCGTTCCGGCTCGTCGGCCGAAAACAGGGTGCCGACGGCACCATTCGGCCACGTGAGGCGGCGCTTCGAAGGCTCGTAGACGGGCATCATCCACGGCGGCGAGACGGCCAGCAGCCCGGATTCGCCCTCGACCATGACATCGCGCGCGTCCGCGGCCGTGGGGGCGATCAGGCCGACGCGCCGATAGCCGTGCCGCTCGACGCACTCCCGCACCGCTTCGGCGCCGACGCGGGTCTTCCCCCAGCCGCGACCCGCGCAGGCGAACCAGCCGTCCTTGTCGCCCTTCAGCAGCGCGTCGGGGATGACCTGATCGGGCCGGGCGAAAGTGCCCCGCCAGTCGAAGGCCAGCGCGACAAGCTCCCGCCGGGATAGGCTGTTCAGGTTCACGCCGGGGGATCGCCTTCGGGCGCCGCGGCCACCGGCGCGGGCTCAAACGCCGGCGCGGGCTGAACCACTTCCCCGGCCTCGGCCTCTTTCCGCTTGGCCAGCATCTTTTCCAGCTTGGCGCGCGCGCGCTCGACGAGCTCGTCGGGCACGCCCTCTTCGTCCGCCGGCGGCGGCTCCGTCTTCGATTGCTTCCACGTCGGGCCGCCGCGCCGGTCGAGCCAATACTCGATCGCACGCTGATCGCCCTTGGCCGCCTTGCGGAACAGAACGCCGCCGATGATCGCGTTCGCCTTCAGCAGCCCCATTTCGAGTTCCTGATCGAAATGCTTCGCCAGCGTCGCCGGGTCGATCGGCTTGCCCGTGCCGGGGTTCAGGATGAACAGGCAGATTTGCTCCCGCGAGTAGCCCAGCGCGGCCAACTCTTCGACGACCTTCCGATCGCGCTCCGACGGCTCGAACTCGACCCCGCCGCGTTGGTAGTAGCGGCGCGGCTCGTCGTGCGGGACAAGTTCGCCGCCCACTGCGTCGCTGTCGGTGCCGTCGGTCATCTGTCCCCCTGCGATCCTTGTGCGATCCTTGTGCGATCGCTAAGGCATTCAGCATTGTGAAAGTTCAAACGCCCGCAGTATCGCATTCTGAGCGGCGAGCAGCGCATCGCCGTCGCCGTAGAACTCGCGGAATGCGTTCGGCGTCACAGCCCACGACGGGCCGAAGTGAAGCGTCGAGGTGTCGGCGGTGTAGCCGTCGGGGGCGTAGCCCTGATGGTGCCAAGCACACAGGCACACGGTTTCGTCGTGGCCGAGGCGTCGGCCGCCGTGGTGATCGCCTTCGTTCAGGTGATGGGCGGTCGGGTAGGACGGCGCGGCGCGCAGGCGGTGGCGCGGGTTGCGGATGTTCCGCAGGCACGCGATGCAGCCTATGGCCTTGATCTTGGCGATCCGGGCCGACTGGCGAGCGTTGGGGGCTGGGGCCGATCTTGATCGCATCGCGAGCGTTTCACATGGAACAAAAAGCCCCGGACGTGCCGGGGCTTCGCGGTTATGGTTCCGGTTATAAATTGCGGCCGGATTAGAACAATCCCTCGGGCTTGGCGACTGAGCGGATCAGCCACATCGCGGCCTCTTGGAACTTCGTCTGGGCGAGCGCCAACGCGCGCGGGTCGGCGCCGAGGTCGCGGGCATCCTGAAGCATCTGCGCGACCACATCGCCGGTTTCCTTCACGGCGTTGATGTAGTTGGCCGTCCCGGCGTCGAACTGGCGATATCCCCGGATCGATTCCGCCATCGGGTTTTGCGGGGTGGTCGCTTCGCCCGGCTGTTCGGCTGCGGCGGTCACGGCGACGGCTGGCGCCTCGGCGCGGGTGAAATCGACGTGGAACTTCTGGCCGAGTGCAAACTCGCCGAAGAGCGCCGGGTTCGCGATGGTGATCGAGCAATCGGCCTGCGGGGTGAACTTGGCGAAGGTGTTGTCTTCGTCCGAGCCGTCGGCCGGGTATGCGCCGGACTTCGCGACCGCGTGGAACCGGACCTTTTCGGCGGTCACGGTGCCGTCGTGTTCGACCTGTTCGACGCCTGCGACTTGGAACTTCGCGCGCATGGTGCGGGCGGTGTTGGGGTTCATGGTGCTTTGTCTCCGATGATCCGCCGAAGGCGCCCGGCGGCGTGGCGGGGCCAGTGTAGCGCCCGGATTCAGTTCGTCGGCAGGGATGCGCGCAGCGCGGCGAGCCATGCGTTCCGCTCGGCGACACGCTCGCATTCCTCCCGGTGGGCGGTGGTGTGGTAGTCGCGATCCTTCACAAGCTGGCCGAGGATGCGCGCGCGCCACGCCGCGCCGGACTCTTCGACCGGGCTTTCCAAAGCAGCGGCGGCCAATACGGGCGATTCTTCCGGGCAATCGAAGGCGATCGAGTCTTTGATCTGCTGCCCCATGTACGCCTTCAGGTTCGAGAGTCCCGCCGGGGCGTCCCATGCTTCGACCTCGCGCAGAACGCGGGTGTAATTCTCGCGGGTTGCGTCCTGTTCGGCCCGGCGCTTCCGCTCCGAAGCGGCCCGGCGCTCGGCGTTTTTCTTGGCCGCGGCGTCCGTCTGGTCGCTGGTCATGGCCTGAACCTCGGCGATCTCGGCTTCGATTTCCTTCAGTCGGTCGGTGTGGTAGGGGTCGGCCTCGAACTTTTCGGGGATCGCCGCATTCGCCGGATCGTCGCGCATGGTGATCGTTGCCCCGAAGGCTCGGGCGCAAATCATGGCGAAGTCGCGAAGCGTGGTCGTGCTGGTGATCTGTGCGGTGTATCCGGTCGGCATGGTGGCGGTTCCTTGATGGTGATCGCGAAGCCCCGGCGGTGGGCCGGGGCCGGTTGTGCGTTGGTCAGTTGGCCGAGCCCGCAGTCGGGCCGATGGTCGTCACGGTGGCGACGACGACGATCTCGGCCGAGCCGTCGGGGTTGACGGCCGCGGCGACATGATCGGCGGGGCCTGCGGTGACGGGGGAGAACAGGCCGGCGCGGGTAGCGTTGACGAGCGCGGCGGCAGTGTCGCCCGGCGCGGACTGCGCAGCGTTTTCGACTTCGGCGGCGTCGAGCGAAACCGACGAGAACGTCGTCGCGGTGGTGATCGTATGGCTTGCGGTTTTCATGGTGCGGGGTTCCTTGTGTGTGGGCCTGAGATTGGCCGGCGGGCGACCCGTTGCCGCCGGCGGTGTATTCGGGCGCGGCGTGCGCGTTCGATGTCGCCGCAGCATTCGTCGCAAAGCAGCGCCCACGCGCGCCAACGCCAGAACAGGAACCGGCGCAAGATGCGGACGCGGAACATGCACGCGGCCCACGGATGGCCGGGCTCGCCGCAGCGTTCGCAGGTTCCGACGTGCCACGTCATCGGGCGGCCCCGGAATGCAGGTCGCGCAGTCGGCGGGCGGTGCGCCGGGCTTCGCAAAGCTCCCGCGCGATGACGCCGCGCCATTGCGGCCCGACGAGCGGCCCGAGCCGATCGCGGTCGACGCGGGTTTCGACCTCGATCTCAGCCTTCTCCGAATCGACCCGGACGATCAGGCCAAGCCCGATCCGGTGGTCGTTCGTCATAACGGCAGAACCGACGCGGTAGCCGCGGTGCTTGGCGTAGGCCAGCCATTCGGGGCGGCTCATGCGGTTGAATGGTGCCGTGGGCGTCATGGCGTCGATTCCAGCGCTTCCCGCGGCACGTCGAACCACCCAAGCTGGCCGCGGTAGGGGACGAAGCGCGGGGCCGGGGCGGCGTTTTCCAGAACGAACCCGAACGGGCCGTAGAACCATCGCGAAGGGTGATCGATCACGCACCCGACACAATCGACGGCGCCGATGACGCCGCCGAGATCGAACTCGTCGGGGATCACAAGGCCGGGGAACTCTTCGCGGACGAACGCCAAGTCGTCGCGCTGTTCGCGGCCCCATTTCTTGCCGGCGTGGACAAGGAACCGGCCGCGGAAGCCTGTCCCCCACTTCCGGTTTTCGATGTCCTTCACGTGGCCGGCGGCGACAGCGGCGGCGCGCGCTTGCGGTGTCGTCAAGTCGGGGCGGACGATCAGCCACGCCCAAGGCTGCAGGATCGATAGCGCTTTCATCCGAGGCGCCCACCATCTTCGGCTTCCCTGTCGGGGTTGGCGTTCAAAAATGCGCGAACTTCGCCTTGATTGTCCGGGTTCCCTGTGAAAGAACGAGCGCCTTCGGATTGCGCACCGTGTTCGCCCTGCAGCGCGGCTTGATGATGTTGCGGCCCGCGGTCCCAACAGTAAGCGTCGAGCGAGATCAGGAAGCGGATCGCCATCGCGGCCGTTTGGATCGCTTCGGCGCGCACGTCGGCGGGCGTCGCCTTGTGCGGTTCGTACATCGCCTGAACTGCGGCTTTCGTCGTCTCGCCGAACTCTTCGCCGAGAACGGCGAGCGCGTGGAGCGGGTCGGTCGGCCACGTGGGGAACTTCGCAACGGCGCGGCGAAGCTCGGCGAGAATGGCGTCGATTTCTTTGTTCATTGGTCAGCCCTTCGGGGTAACAGGAACGTCAATGTCGTCGGGCTCAAGATCAAGCCCGGCCAGCGCGCGCAGGTTGGCGGCGATTTCGCGCAAGCGGTCACGCTGTTGAACCGTCGCCTCGCCACTGCGCGCGGCTATCTGCAAAACCTCGGCGTCGATTCGGTCGGCGATCATGCCAAGCTCGGCGGCTTCAGGCGTGACCAACGCGGCGGCGAAGTCTTCGGCGCGCGCCCTGAGCTTGTAAGGCGGATAGGCGCGCACGTTGCCGCCGCGCTTTTCGCGCGCTGCGTTCTTTCGGCACACGTGAACGCCGACACCGTGCGAAAACGCCGCCGTCGTCATGCCCGGCGGCAATGGACGCATGCCGCGGTAGAAACTGCCGCGGCGGCACGGCTCGCCCGTGATCGCGCCGCAAAGCGGACACCCGACCTCGACGACGCAACGGTCGGTGATAAGCCACCGACCGCGCTCCGTCGGCACCTTCACGAATACGGACGACGGATTGATGTTGTACGCGACGAGCGAAATCGTTAGGCCGGACATGGTTCAGTTCTTCCCTTGTTCGATTTCAGCACGCGCCCGCTTACACTGCGCGCGCATGCGTTGGCGGGCGGACTTTTCGGCCTTGACTGCGGCCATGTACGCGGCGTGTTCGTCGGCGGTTGCTTCGGTCAAGTCCCCATCGTCGCCGAACTCTTCGGCGGCTTTTGAGAACGCGGAAGCGCGCACTCGTCGCGCTTTGATACGGTCGGCGCGGCGGTCCTCCCAATCGATGGCCGCCGCTGCGACCGCGTAGGCGGTCGCGGGCTTCACGGTTGGCCGCCGTCGTATTCGCTCGCAGCGTTCCCGGTCGCGCCTTCGATGGGCTCGACGATCTGAGCGCGAGCCGCGTCGATCTTGCGATAGGGATAGTGGTCGGCGTGCGGTTTGATGCTGCGGATGAAATACGACCCGACCGACTCGGCGCCGACCAACGCGGCGTGAACCTCCGGCGGAATGCGGTCGTATTGGTAAAGCGAGCCGGTCGAACCATCACGATTCTTGAACAGAATCGACATCGTGTTCGCATCGGCATCGTATCCGACCGCCACGATCTGCGACGACTTGACTGGGGTCAAACTGACGTGGGTTTCTTCGTTCACGGTGTCGATTCCTGCGGTTGTGTTGCGTTGTTTTCGATGGCGGCCATGTATTCGATGTAGCCGATTGCCGTTTCTTGCTTGATGGCCGACGTGTCCTGCGGCGGGAAGTCGGGATGAACCGCTGCATGCAACATTGCATAGGCCAAATCCCACCCGTGCGCCTCTCTGAGCGACCAGCCCTCTTCGCCAGCCATGCTCACAAAATGCCCGGCGGTACACATTGGCATCCCGCAGACGTTGCTACCTTTTCCGGGCGTCCAATCGCCGTAGGTGCTCTGATCGTGCGTTCTGTTTTTTTCATTGATTGCGTTCAGGAGCTTTGTGTATGGCTTTTCGAGGACAGGAACAGCGAGTGCGTCGCGGAGCGAGTAGCCGGCAGCGCGTGCGTCGCTGAGCGAGTAGCCGGCAGCGCGTGCGTCGCTGAGCGAGTAGCCGGCAGCGAGTGCGTCGCTGAGCGAGTAGCCGGCAGCGCGTGCGTCGCTGAGCGAGTAGCCGGCAGCGCGTGCGTCGCGGAGCGAGTAGCCGGCAGCGAGTGCGTCGCTGAGCGAGTAGC